GCTATGAAGGTAAATCAGCGAGAGAAATAGCCTCGCGTATGGGTTATGAATACAAGAAAGCCACAGGCAGGACCATGACAAGAAACGTTGTGATAGGTTTGTGGGACAGACATGGCAAGTTTTCTAATATGCCTAAACCTAAGAACTCCCCCACCTACGATGATATCATGGAAGAGTGGGCATACAGGGTTAAAAGAGGTGAACAGGTGCGTATTCGCAAATGTCTTTCTTGTCTAAATAAAGTTGTGCTAGATAAAGCCCATCATATCTGCGGCAAGTGCAAGTCTAGTGTAGACTTTGTTCATGGGTTCAACGACTATCAGGTGTACGGTTGATGAGTATGGCTAACAACACCCAGCGAGGTATACAATCGAAGCTAGCGGTTATGCGGCATTTTGTAGACCAAGGTTATTATGTGTATAATGAAACTAATCACACTGGTCCCGTGGACATCATAGCCATACATCCAGATACCCTTGAGATAAGGCTAATCGAAGTTAAGACCATGTGTTTTCGATCAGCTACGGCAAGCTGGTATCCAGGTTCAATGATATACAGAAAACTAAAGCCTTTACAAAAAGAACTAAATGTGTCTATTGTGTATCACAATATCGAGACAGGAGAAATCAAAGATGCAGCAGCCTAAAAAAAAGAAAAGCTCCAGACCAATGCCTGAGACTGTGCAGAGAGAGTACGATGGCAAGTGGGTCCGTTGGGAGTGGAAATACGACACTGAGCTAGGGCTTGTGCATCCCAGTGTTGCTAAACGTTGGGACTATCTGCACAGTCGAGGTCGTTGGGTTGCAACTGCAGTGATGGATGAGGTGAGCAAATGAAAGAATACAATTGGAACTATGAACGTGATCCTATTCCTATACTTAATTATGTAGAGAGAATCTATGATCAAATAAATGATGTTTGTCAAACTCTTAGAGATTGTGAAGGAGATATGTATATATCTGATCTAAGGAAACTATATGATATGGAGCATAAACTAGCGTATTTAGCTGGGCAAATTAAAAAAGAGAGTGAAAAATGAACATCTTTTATTTGCATGAGGAACCCGCCGTTGCCGCTGCATGGCATTGCGATAAACATTGTGTTAAGATGATCCTTGAGACTGCACAGATTTTGTCAACTGCACACCATGTACTAGATGGAGAGGACATACAGATAGAGGGCTTGTACAAGTCTACTCATGTCAACCACCCCAGTACAGTATGGGCTAGGTCAGGGTTAGAGAACTACAAGTGGTTGCACAGATTGTTAGATGAGTTGTGTTACCAATACACAAAGAGGTACAAAAAGGTACACAAAGTGGAGTTGTCAGGGTTGCTTGCTAACTTGTCAACGCCCCCTCAAAATATTTCTAATGAAAGATTTTCAGAGCCGCCTCAGTGTATGCCTGATGAGTACAAAGTTGTCAGCCCCACCCAAAGTAAAATTGTCAGCCAATCCCAAACTAAAGTTGTCAGCCCCACCCAAAAAGCTTACATCAATTATTATATTGGAGAGAAGATGGGCTTTGCTCGATGGAACTACACCACCCCGCCGCCATGGGCCTAATCTTTTTTATCTAAACAAAAATAATTCTTTACTCTGAACAAAAATTATGCATGATCCAAAACCCACAATGGATATAGGTGACGCTATGATCGACTGTTTAGTTCAAATAAATAAATCTCAGGACTGTGGATCTTGCACTCTTTGTTGGTCTTCAAAAAAACCTATTGGTTTTAAAAACCACGCAAAAATAATATTAAGTGAAAATAGTCCTGCAGCAATCAGCCATAATTCTATGTATGCAAGAAATGTTTTTGATCCAGAAACATATAAGTTCAAGATTGTGAAACCTAGTACTAATGACAAGTTAGGAAAAAAGGTAACGCGAGGTAAACTGCAGGGGGCTAAAATATACACTGTTACTCTGGAGGAAAGGGCGACTTGCACTAGCGACTGTGAGCATTGGCTGGACTGCTATGGAAACAATATGCCATTCGCTCATAGAATTAAGGCTAGTCCTAAAATTATGAATAGGATATCTCAAGATCTTGATGAACTTGATGCAAAGGGTAAAAAGTATTTGGTACGCTTGCACGTTTTAGGGGATTTCTTCAGCGTCAAGTATGTCAATTTCTGGGTGGATCAAATAATGTCACGGCCATTGCTAAACGTTTATGGGTACACTCGTTGGCATATTGGTACTGAAATCGGAGATCGCATAAATGAATACAATTCGCATTCAAGATTTGCTATCCGGTTCTCGAATGCTTCATCCGGTTTTAGGGCTATGTCTTAATCTTTTTATCTGAATAAAAATAATTCTAGACATACAATAAAAAATATGCATACTCCGAATTCTCACAACCAAATTGGGAGTTATTGAAATGAACAATATCACAACAGTAGAACACAATTTTGAAATCGAAGCCCTAGATGTTCCTCATGCTAGAGTTTTGGAGCATGATGATCCCAGAGACGTTTCATTTTTTGAACCATTGGAAGTAATTAAAGCCCCTGTTTATACTCAAGTTTTGGGGGGCAATGGTTATGATGAAATGATCCCAAAGGCTGCCTGCCTGAAATACAAATCCACCGGACAACTTGCCTATGACCAGTGTGTAAGTACCAGCTATCATCTGCAAAATCATGTGGATCTTTTTAATCAGCACAATAAGATCTTGAAACAATCTAATCTGGATCTCAGCAATGTTTTAGTGCGTGATGAGTACACGAATGGCGGCAGGAAGGCTAAACGCTCGATATTCTTTCAAAACCATACAGTTGATATCTGTGCTGGTGATCCTGTTACTGCTAGGTGCGATATGATCAATACCGTGGATATGACTGGATCTTTCCAAATGTTTTCGGGCGCGTATCGTAGTCTTTGCGAAAACAGTATGGTTTTCGGTGGCGAAAAAGCTTTTTATACCAAGAGAAAACATACTCAGCATTTTGATGCTTCAAATCTTTTGAGGACTGCTAACAGTGTTTTTTCTACTTTCGCAGACAATACCGAAAAGTTTTTTGAATGGAAAAATACTCCGGTTGATGACAAAGAGGCCGCATCAATCATCCGCTATTTTCTATCTCAGGATTATCTCAATCCTAAGAAAATCAAAAGAGGCATTCAATCCGGTGAACTATCAGAGGTCCCAGAATTCAGGACTAAACAGATTGAAGATCAGATTTCTACACTCGACAACAAGCCTTTTCACGCGATGATGGATTTGTGGGATATGTACTCTGCTGAGTATGGTAGCAAGTGGGGTCAAGGCGTGGGTAAAAATAAATGGGCCTTGTATAATGTTTTCACACATTGGGCTACCCACACGCATGATGCTAGGGAAATTGTGAACGACAAAGGTGAGACCAAGGTCCACTCTTTCGGACGTAAATCTCCCAACCTCATGGATAGCAAGTTTGGCGGCTATACGATGGACGAGCAGGAACGCCGCAGTGAAAAGCTTTTATTCTTGTTCCAGATCCCCCAGTGGAATGCATTGGGCAATCAATCTTTGGCTATCAACTAAGGAAAGGGGGTTATGGAAACATTTTTAGAGTTAATACTGGCGGCATATAGGCTAGCCCTTGTCGCAATAGTAATCTTGATTATTTACGCCATACTTTGAAGGAGATTAAAATGGCAAAAACAGAAAACAGTACGAATGGATCTCAGGTATTTCTGAGCCATAAGGCACAATCACAACTCCGCACTATGCAGCGTCATCTTGCTAGTATTTCGGATGATAACTTCGAGATTTACGCCGGAAAGGGTGGGCAGTCCAAGGTGATCACAATGGCCCTTACTGCACTGCATGAGCGGCTAAAAATAGAGGGACACTCCCAAGGCTAGTTCTCTCCCTCACTAGCCTAACCTTGGCCCCCCTCGATCCCCTCGATCTTGGGGGGCTTTTTTTGATGCAAAAAAAGAGGAGTGAGAAAAATGAAATTTTGCCATTACTGCAGAACATGGAAACCAAGAATGCTGGAATATTTTCACAAGAGTTCCCATAGTGATGGGTTGAATTCATGGTGCATTCTTTGCACTAGGAAAGATCAAAAACAAAAGTATGACAAAAAAAAGAATGACCCACACTTTAGAGAAAAAGAGAGAAAAAGAGGCAAAATTTATCGACAAAAAAACCCAGAACTTTTAAAGAAAATTAATCAAAGATATAGGGCTACAGGTAAAGGGAGAGAAGCCCATAGAAGATGGAAGCATACTCCCGAAGGTAAAAAACAAAGAGCAGAATATCAAAGAGCGATACGCAATACAGTAAAGGGTAGGGCCGCTATGTTAGCAGCCGCAGCTAAACGTAGGCTAGCTAGAAGAAACGCTTGCCCCCCTTGGTTGTCAGATAGTCAGTACAATGAAATGAAAGTCATCTATTTGAAGGCTGTAAGCATGGAAAAGAAGACAGGCGAAAAGTACCACGTTGACCATATTGCACCATTGCAGGGAGAGAATATCTGCGGGCTGCATGTTCCATGGAACTTGGAACCCATTACTGCAGCGGCTAACCTAATGAAGGCTAACCATATTGATGAGGAAAGGCTTGATCGGGAACAATTCGAACTCGCAAAAAAAAGTTTTTAATATAAAGAATAATTTCTTGAATTTATCGTTTTCACAGTGTAATTAAACCATATAACAATTTTGAGGATTGCTATGAAAAACGAAAACAACACATATTACTTAAACATCAAAGATCTCGTTGATAAGTTGACTGTTGAAAAAATCAAGGAAGTTTTAAAACAACAAAGGGAGTTAAAAAATGGACAATAAACTTATTAAAAGGCTAGGTGATTTTCGAATGGTTTTTGATTACGACTGGCAAGAATTCCAGATTTTCAGAAAGGGCCAAAAAGAGGCCACATATCACACCGACGATAGACAGGATGCCGTTGATACCCTGAGCCATATGTTTTTACATCAACAAAGAGGTTAAAAAATGCCACTATCTAAAAAATATTATCAGGCTGAAGCCCAAAGACTGAACAAAGCTTTTCGTGAGATCGAACACATTGAAGATAGCACTAGCAAGACCTTGGCCTATGGTGCTCTGTTTGCGCTCATGGCGGATTACGCGAATGACGCGAGGGCGGATAATTCCAGATTTGATAAAGATAAATTCTTTGATGCGGCTCTGGGCTACAACTATTCAGAAAAGCTTAGGGCCTATGAAAGGGGGGAATTGTGATGACTAGCTTGATCAACCCCCGGGATATCGATCTCATCACAGACCCAGACCTTGATTTTATTGATTATCTGGAGTTGGATGACATTCTGGAGATCACTACTTTTCCTCACATAAACAAAAATCAGGGGGGAAATGATCCATGGAAATAATTGGTATTTTGGTGCTCAGTGCTTGGCTTGTTAGGGCTTGGTTGAATAATCGCTAAGCCCCTGAAAACAAAGAATAAACCCCCTTCCTTAATTGGTTGGGGGTTTTTTTATGGTCTCGTATTGCACGCCACCCAGCCCCCTAAAGGCCCTAAAAATAGCCAAGTTGGAATGCTCAGGGGGGTAGGGCTAGCCTTTAGGGAGTTGTTTACCAGTGGCAAGATATGGGCTTGCTAGGGCTATGGGTAATTATTGCTGTCTATACATACAAATAAAAAAAATACGCCTTGAAAATTTGGGGGGACGAATGGGCCACTGGGGGTGGGTATATATCTGTATGCAATCCCCACATAATTTTTCTATTTTTTACCTTTTTTAAATTTTTTTGTTATTTTTCAATGACTTCGTGGTCATATTCGTCATAAACACGGACTTCAGCTACCCCTTTTTGCTGTCTTAGCACCTGTTTTCTGTAACCCAGGGCTAATTTTTTGTTTGCAAAGATGGAAAGCACTGGTTGACAGGTGTTTTTATAGTAGCAATATACTCTGTATCGTCTTCCTGCGTCCATGAAACTATTATTTTGAAATATTATTACTCTATTTTGTAATTTTATTACTTTATTTTGTAATATTATTACTCTAAGGGCTAATCAAAAGGGGGTAATAGTGTATTTAACCCTTGGGAGCAGTTATACTTATTATACACATGAAATCACGAGTTGTCAAGAAAAAAATGCACCCCTTTAAAAATTTTTTTTATACTTTTTTGAAAAAAAGACTTGACAACATTGTTCCTGAACGCTATAATAACAATTAGCCCAGAGTTTGTCTAAAACTCCACACCCTACCAACAATAATAAAGGGAGATTTGAGATAAACTAAGGCTACCCCCCTGACAATATGCATGACTTTATTATGATGAGATGTATGAATTGTAATCATCCGTGTCACTGCGACACTGTTCTGTGCAAGGACGAGTATGTGTCCATGGAAAGCACAGATGTAGGTCGTGACGTAATAAAAACAAAAGTTATATGTGAATGCGGAGAGTGTGTCTGTGGCACAAAAGAAAACCAGCAAGGCTAAAAAGGGATCTCCCAAGCCTACAAACCCCAAGCTATACGCAAGAGTAAAAGCAGAGGCTAAACGTAAGTTCAAGGTATATCCTTCTGCATATGCAAACGGCTGGCTTGTACGCGAGTATAAGAAGCGTGGCGGTGGCTACAAGTGAGCCTCAAGGAATGGTTTGGCAAAGGCCCCAAGGGAGACTGGGTTGACATAGGTGCTCCTAAGAAGGGGGGCAAGTATCAAGCTTGTGGTCGATCCAGTGCTACGGGTAGTAAAAGAAAATATCCAAAGTGTGTTCCTAGATCCAAGGCTAAGAGCATGACAAAGAGTCAAATTAGGAGCGCAGTATCACGAAAAAGATCAAAGCCGCAAGGCGTAGGGGGCAAGCCTACAAACGTAAAGACAATAGTAAAGAAGAATTACTCAAATGCCAGAAGCAGGAAAACGAAAGCGTAAGTCAACAGGCATGAAGGGCCTCACCATCAAGGGAGGTCATAAGCGTCCCACAAAAGCTGGTGCAGGTATGACTAAGAAGGGTGTTGCAGCTTACAGGCGCAAGAACCCTGGTTCTAAGCTTCAAACTGCAGTTACTGAGAAAAGCCCCACAGGGAAACGTGCGGCTAGACGCAAATCTTACTGCGCTCGTTCTGCAGGACAAATGAAGAAGTTTCCCAAAGCTGCTGCAAATCCTAACTCACGTTTGCGGCAAGCAAGAAAAAGATGGAGGTGCTGATGGCAAAAGGCATGTTGCACTTCACAAAATCAGGAGCACCTCACAGTGGCTCTGTACACAAAATGCCAGATGGATCTATCCATACTGGCTCTAAGCATACGAAAACATCTAAGCCAGTTGTTCATTTCAAAGATCTTTCTCCTCGTGCAAAAGATCGTGCAGGGCAAAAAATGGCAGTGATGCTTGCAAAAAAGAAATAAGGAGAAAGAGATGAAAAAAGTTCCAGAGGGAAACAAAGGACTTGGAAAATTACCACAAAAAATTCGTAATAGAATGGGCTACATGGCTATGGGAGGTGCAGCCTCTCAAAACATGATGAAGCAACAAACCCCAATGATGGGTGGCATGGGCATGGGAATGCAAGGTTCTAGTGCTCGTCCTGCAGGTATGATGTACGGTGGCATGGCTAAGAAGAAGATGATGTACGGTGGTAAAACCAAAGGTATGAAGCAGTATGCCTATGGTGGCGGTGTTCGCAAAGTCCGTGGTTGAACCAATTCACCATACCTTCATGGGCATCAGCCCTCAACCTGTAGACGCTTACACGAGAACAGAAGTAAGGTCTGGAGGTAACTCAGTAACCAATGTTACAGAGAAACAAGTTGTAAGAGACGGTGTGGTAACAGTATCAAAGTCCTCAGTAACTCTGTATGACAGGTTTGGACAGACCCATGAGGTATTTCCTAATCGTAGCACAAAAGAGATTTTCGCATAATGGTTTCAAATCTTCTTCCACAAAAGAAAAGAAAGCGAGAGCTAACAGAGAAACAATCTGCTTACCTCGCTGCTTTCATTGAAAACGGTGGAAACAATCAGGCAGCTTTGCGACAAGCTGGCTATGCAGAGACTAACACCACTGCAGTTATGCGTTCTCTGTCTTCTGAAATCATTGAGGCAGCACAACAAATGTTAGCCGCTAATTCTATGAAAGCTGCCATGGGATTAGTAAACGCACTGGATGATGATGGAAATATTCCTCGTGCAGAGTTGAAAGTTAAAGCCGCTGAGTCAATATTAAATAGGGTAGGTTTGGGTAAAAAAGAAACTGTGGAACACAATGTTACTGCTATTCATGGTGTTGTCCTACTACCAAACAAGGCTAAACAGGAGGCTGTAGTAATAAACCATGCCAAAGACCATTTCAATTGAGATAACAGAATCACCCTTAGTACTTCCAAATTCATCATTGCATTACAAAATAGACGGCACAAAAGTTTACAAAACAGTAAAGTTAATAGAAACGGAAAATAAAAGAATAATACAAAATAGTAAAAAGAATCCTAAACTTAACTTTGTAAGTGGTAGGTTAGCCTACATTAACCCATGTCATAGCTGATGGTAGCACGAGATTATAGTACAGCAACGGAAAGTATTGCAGTTAGTGCTACCTCTGGTGGGGCTAGCTCTGATGTTTTGTACACTTGCCCCCCTCTTCACGATGCTGAAGTAACTTTTTTGCATGTTTCTAATGGTGCAGCTTCCACTGATAACATTAGCATTCAGTGGTATCACAAAGAGGATAATGCGTACTACACAATAATAAATAATAAATCTGTATCTGGAAATGATGTTTACAATGCAATAACATCTGATCGTTTGTATCTTCATTCTGGAGATAAGATAACAGTCTTTGATGGTGGGGGATCTTTAGGAGTAACCATATCGGTAAAAGAATATTATAATCCTACGAGGTCGTAATGGCTGATTATAAAACAGCACAAAAAGAAATTCAGAGAGAAAAACAGCAAAAACAGCTTTCAGAGCAACGATACCAACAAATGAAGCAAGAGGTAATTGATAACTTTGCTGGAAGAGACTCTAATAAAAGAGCAGTAGCTGCTGTTGCTTTTAAAGGAGTTGAATACGCAAAAATTGCTGATGAATACGGTGGAAAAGTAGCAAGAGACGTTGCAAAGAAAGATGGCATTGACCTTGGACTAAGAGAATTTAATACCTTTTTAAATCAAAGTGTAAATATAGTTGATGGACTAACAACTGAATTTCAAAGAATGCCTGATCCAAAACGATTTGGAAAAGATAAGATTAGCCCTGTGTTTAGCTATCAATATGAAGGAGAGCAAGGAGGATTTGGTGCAGAATATAATCCTCTACATAAAACAGGTCGTGTCTCTGGAGGAATGAAGCTAGGCCCTGGTAGATTTACTGGAGAAGTTGCAGCTAGTCCATATGGAAAGAGTGTTCGTGCTAGATATACTATGAACTTTAACAAAGGTGGCAAAGTCTATAATAAAAGAGGTCAACCTCGCAAAGTTAATTATTAATTTTCAATGGTAGATCCAGTTACCATCATCAGTGGCATAGCCCTTGCCAACAAAGCTTTTGGAGAAGTAAAACAACTGCTACAAAATGGTCGTGATGTAGCAGATTGCGGTAAACAGTTAAGTGATTGGGCAAGAGGTTGCTCACAAGTACAAGAAGAAAGCAATAAACAAAGTTTAATGGGAAGCAATGCTTCTCAAGCTGCAATGGATAAGTTGATCCATGTACAAACAGTACAAAGACAACGAGAAGAACTTCGTGAGTTTATGCAGCTATATGGAACATCAGGCTCTTGGAATATGTTTCTGCAGTTTGAGCGTGATGCTAGGCTACAAGTAAAAAAAGAACGAGAAGAAGCAGAGAAAAGACGTAAAAAGAAACTTAATATAATAAAAAACGTAGCAATTACAGTTCTTTTTATGGTGTTAGTGGGGGCAATATTTACAATAGGACTTATGATATTCTTGGCTGCTAATCAATGACAGAAGAAGCTACCCCCAAAAGAGGCAGAGGAAGACCCAAGCTTGAAGCAGGGCAAAAAGGATCTTACAACGTTTCTCGTGCAGAAAAAGCAAGAAGGCAATCGCAAAGAAGTCTTAGTGAAGCTAAAAGAAGAAGAGCATCTGCAGAAAGAAAAGTCCAAAAGTCACGAGAAGCAGTAAAGAAAAAAGAAGCAAATCTGAAAAAGGTTGAAGACGCAATCTTCAATTCTAAAGGTTCAAAAGTGTTAGAACAGAGCACTATTGATAGTGTTCCACAAGCAGTAAGAGAGCTAATAGAGAACGAGGCTGATGTTGTCTTCAAGCCCAATTCAGGGCCACAAACGGACTTTCTTGCGAGTCCTGAAAGAGATGTGTTCTATGGGGGGGCTGCTGGTGGCGGTAAGTCTTATGCTCTCCTCGCTGATCTTCTTCGGTATTGTGATAACCCCAATCATCGTGCTCTTATCATTAGGCGCACTTTGGACGAACTTACAGAACTTGTTGACAAAAGCAAACAGCTTTACCCGAAAGCTTTTCCTGGGGCAGTCTTCAGAGAATCAAAAGCAATGTGGCAGTTCCCTTCAGGTGCTACGGCATGGTTCTCGTACCTCGACAAAGACAAAGACGTTACAAGATACCAAGGACAAGCCTTTACATGGATAGGTATTGACGAGATAACACACTACCCCACTCCCTATGTTTGGGAGTATTTACGTTCTCGTCTTCGTACAACTGATAAGCAGATTGATGCTTACATGCGTTGTACAGGAAACCCTGGTGGTGTAGGAGGTTGGTGGGTCAAGAAGATGTACATTGACCCTGCTCCTGCAAATACACCATTTGCAGCTACGGATGTTGAATCAGGTGAGCCTTTACTTTGGCCCGATTCAGCACCTGATGGAAAAGCTGGTCAACCCTTGTTTCTTCGTAAGTTCATTCCAGCAAGGTTGACGGATAACCCCTACCTAGCTCAAAGTGGCGAATACGAA